AGTAGACGTGCGGTACATTTCGTGCGCTCCGCTGGCCTTCACCGAGAAGGCACGGGTGCTGTTGCCGCTCAAACCCGTCGAACTGTTCTGGATATACATGCGGGCTGCGCCACCCGTGGTAAACCCAAGACGGTCAGCGCCAACACGATACACGCCGCTGTTCGTGTCGTTAGCAAACGAAAACACTGGCACACTTGCACTACCGTTACTTCCCCTGAAGTAATCAGAATACGTTTGCGCCCACCGAACTGACGACGTTCCCAAGTCATACGTTGAGTCGGCATACGGAATGAAGTCGCCGCCGCTCGTAAAGTACGCACGGTACGCACCGTTGACGTAGAAGAAAATCTGGTTGCTGGACTCTTGGAACAAGATGCGTTCGTTTGAGTCGTTGCCAACAAAGAAGTTCGTGTTTGACGTGCCAGTCAGGTCGCCGTCCAACGTCAAGTTCCCCGTAAACCTGCCTGTGCCATTTACGTCCAGCGTGTAAGACGGCGAACCTGTGCCGATGCCAACATTGCCCTCAAAGTGATTGTTTCCGAACCCGCTCCCCGTCCAATAGCCCCACCTTACTGAGTTCGTAGACGCATCAGGGGCAATGAATCCATACTCTGAAAGCGTGCCGCCTGTAGACGAAATCCTAAGCTGATCGACTGTATCGCCACCTGCAAAAAGATGCAGAGCTGTAGCAGGCGTCGTGGTGCCGATACCGACACGATCAGTTGAAGCATCCACAAACAACGTGTCCGTATCAACCACAAGATCACCAGTAACCGTCAACTCATCAGCAGCCCGAGAACCATCAACCAACAAATACTGCGTATGATCATCATCACCCAAACCAGTCAAATTACCATGATCCACCACAGCCGCAGCCGTGCTCGTAGCAGACGACAACGCCCTACGATAATCATCAACCTCAACAAAATAAGCGCCCGGAGTGTTCGAACCAAACTGTCGATAAATAACCTTATACAACACCCGCAACTCAACCACCGGCAAATCAGTCAAGTCCATAGAATCCCAAGTCACCGCCTCAGCATCACCCACATTTGTGTAATAATCCTGACCCATAATCGCAATCACAGGATAATTCAACTGATTAGTTGCCACGATCCAACTAATACCATAATTATTTGAAGTGATCTCAGGAGTGCTCCATGTACCGCCAGAGTTCAAATTATAAGTCGGCCTTGGAGTGCCGCCATACTTCAAAGGAAAGTTAGTCGGAGCGTCATAAGTCCACCCAGTAGTACCACTCTGATAAAACACAGGAATCTGAGCAGGCCCCTGCAAATCTTGCTCCCACGTATTCGCCGTGGGCGTATCAGAATGAACAATATCTACCTGCAAGTCCTCATCAAAGAACGTGCCATTAGCAATATCAATGTACGCCTGATCGTCAGTGCTTCCATCTTTCGTAGAAACATCAAAATTGGACGCGTCGAAGCCATTAGCAATCGCCGCTCCACGGGTTCGATGCAGATATTCGTGCGTCTGCCAATCCAAAACAATACCGTGCCGCTCATCAAACAGCATGTACTTAGCAGGCTCACCAGAGTTGTAGTGAATGTAGGCAGTGGGGGTTTCTGAATCCCACTGGTAAAATGTCGTAGTAGCCTGCAACACGCCGTCAGCGTCAAACGAAATGTAGTACAAATCTGAAGAACTGCCAATAACTACGCTCTCAGGAGCAGTCTTAACAAACTTCTGACCGGCACACCAAACCACATAACTATCACCTACGGGAGCAATAGTGAAAGTTCTCGTGGAATAATCAAAAGAGATAACGCTCTCAGATTTATCTTCATGGCCGATAGGTTCGCCGCCGTCACCATTCGCAGTTGTGATCACTTCAGAGATAGGGACAAGTTTGGGTTCGCCGCTGTCGCTATCATCACTGATGACTACTTTGTCGTCGTACGCTAATGTTACGGTTGTGAGTTCGCTTGGTTCAAAATCTACGGTAACGTCCCCAGAAGTCCCACCGCCGCTAATACCTATACCGGCAGTAACCGAAGTAATGTCTCCTGCAGGGTCACCAGTATTTCCTGAATCGGCCACGCCCGTAAACGCAACAAACGAACCAGACTTGCCCTCCAAAAACCCAACAAACACAAGATCCCCGGCAGCAGGCGTAGGACCCGCATACGGAACACCCTCGTACACGTTATTCAAACCAAGCTTAGGGATCTTCACCCTTAGCAAGTCATCATCACCAACCGAAACAACCGTGGCACGAAAAATACCGTTACGGGGGACACTTGAACTTGCAGATGTGTTAAAACTTGTTCTTCTCACAATGCCGCCTTAATCATTGCCCAGTCGTCAGCGTCAATCACACCGGTAACCGGCAATCCGTTTAGTTCTTGATATTTTCGTACAGCTCTTGCTGTCTGTGGTCCAAAAACGCCGTCAATCGCTAAACGATAGTTCACTGTCTTAACATAAGATGTGTTGATCAAGTTAACGCCGATGCTTGTTAACCCTTCGATTTCTTGAGCAGTCAGCTGGACTGTTACCTGCTTCCGACCATTATACGAAGCAGCTACTGCCTGCTGAATACGCTTAACACACTCACCACGAGAACCCTCAGCAAACGTCTGAATCTCACACTGCATATCGTCAGAATCTTCAGGACACGTACCAGAAATACTAACAAACCCTGATTTTGTTGTATCGTAACTTACTCGATCAACCATAAACTTTTTATCAAAGTTATTTAAACCTTTAATTGTCACACCCAAACCCGGAAACACAGTGATTGATGACGTAGACTTTAACAAATTGACATTGCAGGTCGCTGCCGAATTGGTACTGTCAGCAGATCTACGAACAGTCAGATTTGCTGCAAAAAACGGGTCATCTTCGTTAGATGGAACATTGATTTCGATAGAAGGCTGCCGGTCTAGAATGAATTCTTCAGAAGCAAAAAACAGTACACCATTAGCTTCAAAAAACATGAACTCTGCATCTCGGGCTAAACGAGTAAGAACGTCGTATGTTGACTCTTCTTTCTGCTCATTTTGTTCTCGAACGATATTACCATCAACCGGTGTATCTTCGCCAAAAAACTCTAAACCAAACTTAGCAGCCGTTGCCGCTGCAAAGGCTGTAGGAGAAATTCGCCCAAACGACTCTTGCCCCTTTTCTCTACGCATTTGCTGCAGCCTGCGAGTACGAGCAGTAATTCTTACCGTGTCATTAGCTCCGTGCTCCGCCGATACAGCAGCAATTTCAAAATCAACCGTCTTGACTGAAATAGTAACATCATCGCCATCCCTGTCTTCGATCTCTAAAGTAGCAGGCAAAACAAACGCAACACGTCTACCAATCATGAAGTAATTACTATTAAGCATTTTAAAGCCGGGATCATAAACATGAAGCTTTAGCTCGCTAACCATTCGAGCAGACATATCAAACTGAGCAGACAATACCGATTCCCGAACAAGAACGGTTTCATCACCAATTTCACCAATATACAGATACTCATTGTCTGTGAAAGCTGCAGAAATAGTCATGATAGTATTCTACCTACTTAAAAACAAGCAATCCAGTATTATTCGTCGGGTTCGATAATATCGGCATCTGGAACAAGACGGTCAAGAATCACCGACGCTTGGCTGTCCACAATAATCGTAATTCCTTCGCCACCTTCTCCCGGAGGAGGAAGAGCAGAACCAATAGGGGTAGGGGCGTTAGGAGTAAACGTGATTGCCGCTAACTCGACAATCCTCTGGTCATACAGCGGCGTTTCTGTCAACTGCAAATCTACAGAAACCTGCGTAGGATTACCATCAAGGTCTCTACGATTCGTGGTGAACGAAAACTTGGTGATTGTTACACTATATGGAACCGCCGAAACTCCATACACAAACTTGCATGGGATCGAGTTGGCGGCAATAAGCTCAATCTTATCTAAGATCTCAATAACAGGAAACGGATCACAACCACCGGTTACTTTATCTGCAATGAGGGCCGAAAACGTAACCGTCTTCAACGACGGGTTCTCAAAAACAAGCAAAGGAGCTTTTCCGGGCCTCGGAACCTTTTTCGTAACACCAGCGTACTCATCAAACTGTATATTCTGAGGACCATACGGAAACTCTACCTGAAAGTCTTCCCACGTTGTGCCGTCCGGAAGACTATAATTAAAAGGACCAACATTTACCGTAGTAGTCGCACCTTCATCGTCTGTTTGCGTTTTAGTAGGCTGAAACGGTTTGAGTACGGCACGGCCAGGATTCACCGAGTGGTAATCCATCGTGTCAAAAATATCTATTTGATTTGTTATGTCAACTACTTTTTGTTGCAAAATAGACATAAGTCACCTCTTTATGTAGCGCCAGTTATAGCCGAAAGCGCAACTCCACCACGCTCAAGGGTAAACGTGCCATCAGTAACAGTAATTCCCTCTGTTCTAAGATAATTAATATCTGCAGCGATCGCTGCAAGCGAAATATTTCTCTCATTATCCAACGTCTCATCCATATCGAAGAAACCTGACTCTGCTAGAGACCTAAGAAGAATAGCACTAGTGTCGGCACCTGCGTTGGCGGTCTCTACTTGGGTAAACAAGTCTGCTGTACTGAACCGCACGGCGTCGTAGCCGCTCATCCCCAATTCAGCGAGCAAAGCTTTCCTGATAGCGTAATTAGACTTACCAGTCGGAGCAACCCCTGCATCTTCAAGACTCGCAAATCTTTCAGAACCAGTCAAACCACTACTAAGATTAAGTGCCCCACGAATCGCAGACCGTTCAGCAAGAAACGTCTCAATACCACGAAGCTCGCCAGTGCCCGGTGTCCCAATAATTCGGTCATCTCCAGCAAACTGCATAATTCGCTCTAACGGAATAGCGTAAGCCTGACTCATAGCGGTAGCTGATTCAAGCGTACCAGACGCCAGCATCGCCATAAGCGTCTCCTGATTATCTGTAGACAAGTGACCCATAACTTGTTCCATAAGCTCAAAGTTTGAAGAAAAGCCTGCAACGTCAGGAGACACACCCATGACTACTTCATACGCCGCAAACGCTTCAAATGCGTCACGAACCAAGTCAACAGTTAACTTATCAGCATTAGCTAACGTAGTAAACGCTGCGTTCGCCGTGGCTCTAGCTTCCGCCTGCCCCAACGGTGAAGTAGAAAAACTAGGGAAAAACGCACGGTTTCTGTCAATCAAAGGAAGCATCTGCGCTGCAAAAACGGCAGTAGCGCCTGCAGCGTTCATCAAACCATCAGCTAAATCAATCCCCAACGAGTCCGCAACAGACTCAATTTCCTCACTTGTCATCTGTGTCGTACGTTTCAGCATCTGCAGGTTCGACTCAAAGTTAAGGCTTTCTTCTTCCCACATCTCAAACGTACGTTTAAGTTCTTGGCCCAGAGGACCCACTCCGGTCAAGGCATCATAAAATTCTTGATCGTTAAGTACTGATAAATCTTTGCCTTGTGATTGGAAAAATGCGGTCAGGTCTTTCGCTGCTTGAGACTCTCTATCAAAGAAGAAACGCTCTTCACCGTAAAATGAATTACCAAAGCTTACAGTATCGTTCACAAAGTAATTGAGCTTTTCAAAAAAGCCGCCGCCTCCGTTACCTCTAGTCTCACCAAACAAGATATCATTATAAACAATGTCCCTCTCCGTCGTATCTATCAAATCTCTGTAACTTTGCCGAAGGGCACGACCCTCTTCCCGCCTAGCCCTAAAATCTGCGAAAGACCCGCCACCCAAAGACATATCTCGTAAAGAAAGTACCGCACCAGAAACAGCATCTTCAGCACGAGCTGCCCGAGCGTTCTCACCCAAAATGCCAGTTATGGAAGCAGCCAGCAAACCAGCCGCAGCACCAACAGCCATACCCGGCAGTCCAAACGAAGAACCCATCATAACGCCGCCACCAATCATGGCTGCTGTGTTACCGCCACTTGGTCCCGACTGAAGAGTGTTTAACCCTCCCATCAGACCAATCGACCCACCCATAAGCATCGTGCCGTTTCTCGTACCAGTCAAAAAGTTAACCCCACTCCGGGCACCCTCAGCAATCTCAACACGGTTCTTAATCAACTTGCCAACAGCCATAGGGTTCTTCAAGCCCAGGAACAACCCCAACAGGCCCAAACCGCCAGCAGCACCACCAATCTTACCAATACCCATAAGAGCACCAATAACCCTAGCAAGATGACCAACAACAGGAGCAACAATATCGTTCAAAACAGCAGCTAAACCAGACACCGCATTAGGAAGCTGCTCTAAAATAGGCATCAACGCCTCTAAAAACTTACCAATCGCCGGAATAAAATCAGAAGCAACCCGATTCATAATATCTGAAAACAAATCTAACTTACCAAAGAACCCTGACTGACCCGCTTTCAACAAATCAAAAATAGCGCCAAACACGTTACCAATAGACGCACCAAACGTCTGGAAAGCCTCAGCGTTCTTAACAACCAAATCACTAAACGACCTAAACAAACCACGACCGCCACCCGTAGCGCCCATGGCCCTAAACATCTCAATAACCACATCAGCAGCAGGCTCAAACTGAACCAAGAACGCTCCAATACCACGGAAGAAATCACGCACACTCCGGAAGAATCCTACGAAGCTTTCACCCATCTGCTCAATGTTTTCAAGATGATCAAAGATGTTACTCCGAATGAAGTCAATCGTTTTCTCAACAAGAGTGACCAACGTGGGGGCGAACGAATCCGCACCAAAACGTTGAATAAGTAGCGACATGCCCACGAAGTTTTCACGAATAATCCTGGCCATGTCCATCATTGCGTCACGGAACGGGTTCAGAAGCGGCTGACCCATATCCGCAAACATGTTCTTCATGCCTGAAAATTCTGTTTTAGCCGTACCGATAAACGTACCGGCAAGTCCAGCGCCTACGCCCCGATAATTTTCAGATACGATAGATCCGCTGGAAAGTGCAGCCAGTAGCTGATTTGTTGAAAGACCCTCTTGTAAAGACCCTGACCGGAACCCGGCAGCACCACTGAGTGCTGAACGTAATTCTGCAGAGTCTTTAGAACCGATTGCTTTTGCAATTGCTTGAACGGCTGCAGCGTCTCCGCCGGTCAGGTTAACGAGCTGACGTGCGATACCACCCGAGGCTGTCGGTGAAACTCCTGCTTTTGCGAGACCTGCCAACAGGGCGGTTGTGGCTTCACCACCAAGAAGACCTGTTGTTCTAGAACCAAGGCTACGGCTAAGCAAAGCTGAGTTTTGAGCACCACGACGAGTCATGCCGCCCCCAACAGACGGGATAAGCATCGCTTCATTAAACTGACGTAAAGCTGCCGCAGCAACAGACACTGCTGTTGCTACACCGGCTGCCGCAACCGACAAACCTTTCAAAGCTACCTGATAAACTTGAACAGCAGCTCTACCAGTTATCAAGGCCAGTTTAGCAGCCAACAAACCTACCGTGAACAAACCGATCTGACCAATTAAAGCAACGAAAGACAGCTTAGATAAAGTCATCATAAACTTTTTAAGAGGAGCAGTTACTCTATTCAACGTCCTTGCAAAACGGCGATGCGAATGATTAACACGATTCATTCGCTTATCGTGAGCATCTAAATTCTTATTGGTTCTATCAAGAGAGTCACTAGTCTCGTTAATTTTCTTAGTAGACTCAGATATCCGCTTAGAAAATTTCTTACTTTTTTTCTCTAAGCGATCAAAGCGTTCTTCTAGGACGGTAAGTTCGCCCATCCCATCAACATCAACATCGACCTTAATAACTACACTATCTTGAACAGGCATAAAGCACCTCCCCCAAAAAGAGAAAGCCAGGAACTTCTATTATTCTATAGAAATTCCCGGCTGTCAGTAGCCACCAGTGCTACCTCTTCTCTTTTTTTCTCTAGCTTCATGATCTGCTGACAACGCCTGCGCAGCAGCCATCCTAATCAACCACTCATCCAAATCCGAATCCAAAATCTGAATCGGATCACAATGAAAAGCCTCAGCTAACCTAGCCGAAGATTTAATACGTGGATCGTCGGCTAGTCTATCAACTAGCCCTGCGTAGGGTCCTCCGCATCAACGTCATCCCCATACCCAGCAAAATCCAGAATCTTCAAAGCAACATTCTCAAGATGTGGATCAACACCATAGAACGCACGGATAGCGTCAGGCAACGGACGATCAGTACCAGTCATCTCCATCACTACTGGAGAAGCAAACGTGATAGCGTTACCCTCATCATCCAAAACAAGCTCATCATCAAAATAGATTCCTGACACAGTGTTACCAATCACGTAGCAAGAAAACTTGATTGAATCCAGCTCGTCAGTCTTGCGGTTCGTGGAGTTACGACGCCACGCCTTCAACTGCTCATTCGTAATGTTAGGAGAGAAACGTACCGACACGCCCTTACGCTCCGGAACGTCCATCTCAACCTCAGGACGAGTCACTTCACGAGAAATCTCGTCCTTAAGCATGTCAAGAACAGACACTCGCTTGCTTGACTTGCCTGACGTTGGCTCCGCCTTAGCAGGAGTAGCGCCAGCTACCTCAATCACTTCATCAGCCATTATTAGCCTTTCTTTATTTAATCTACTCAGTCAGCCAGCGCTGCCCAAGTCTTCGGACCAACAACGCCATCAGCAGCAAGACCCTCATCACGCTGGAACTGCTTCACAGCACGCACAGTCTTCGGACCAAAGTCACCGTCAACGCCAGAGTTCTTACGAGGACGAGAAGTCAACTTGTAACCATTCTTGTCAAGCAGCTTCTGAAGGAACTCAACAACTGGACCCTTGTCGCCCTTACGCACCACAGTCTGCAAACAAGCAACGATAAACTCAAAAGCCTTAGCCAGCTCAGACTTAACAGAAGCCTCCTTAGGAACCTTGATTTCACCCTTAACAGGGAACCACTCCATCTTAGAACCGCTAACACGGCACGGCTGATGATGCCACCACTCCGAAGCCACGGTCTTACGAATACCGTACTCTTCAGCAATCTTGTTTACCTGTGAGGTAGAGATAGCGCCCTTCTTGATAATACGGAAGTCAACCGCATAACCGTAACCATCAAACTTTGGCTGGCTCATATGATATGAACCCTGGAAGCCTGCACGGTTGATGCGGTCAGGGTTAGCTGCCAGATTGAAACCGGGCCTACGGCGCTTATAGCCATCATACAGGTACTTCTGCTGCTGATAGGTGCGGACACCAGACACAACAGCAACCTTGCCCGCAATACGCTGATCAGCGAAGAACGCTTCCAGACGGGCCTTAAACTTCGGGTGAAGATCCTTCACGTTCACCCTGCTACTTGTAACAGGAATAGTCATTCGATAATCCTTTGCTAGAGAATAACTTGCCTACCTACACTACCAAAACCTACACACTCAGTCAAGCAAAATAAAAAAGAAAAAGCGCCACCCGAAGGTGACGCTCTTTCTCAAGTGTCTAGTTTAAGTTGAACTAGATAACGTATTTATCAGGTGCCCTGACCCACAGATGAAACTGAGAAAGTCATAGAAAGAGTAGCGGGAGCGCCAGAAGAAGCGTCACCGTCAGGCTCAGTCAGACCCACCAGCAGACACTTCGCATAGCTACGCTCAGAACCCGGAACCTGAAGGTCACAATCCAGTGTGAAAACGCTAATGTCGTAGTACGCACGACCAACAAGCTGTCTTAATGCCTGAAGGTCAGAGTAGTCTTCGATATCATCTGTAGCAAACCGGCTAACAGTAATGTCACCGATTTCAGATGGGGCACAAAGGACCTCTGGATGAATCTTACCGCCGTCATAAACCTTTTCAACAGCAGCGCTAATCTCACCACCGCTTACGGTAGTGAAATACTGCCCGTTGTTAAAGTTGGGAGCAGTACTGCCGTCACTAGGCTCAATCGTAGCGACAATTTGCCGTTGTGTTGCTTTAGCCATTAATCATATCTCCTTAAACTAGAGGATCACTCAGATTGCTCTTCGTGACCACAATGTCAATCAAATCAGCCACGCCAGAAACACGCACACCAACAGTAGCTTTAACTAGACCAGTCGCAAGCTGCGAGTTGGGGTTGTTGGTGGCATTAACCGAAACCGTGTAACCCGGATCAATTTGTGCACCTTCAATATCAAACGCAGCATACAGACCATCCTGAAGAGCGATCGGCTGAAGGAAGTTCTTGATTGAAGAACGAATGTTTGCAAAGAGGTTGCCTCGTGCATCAATCGTGGAGAAAACAAACCGTTCCATACGATCCTCAATACCGATCACAATGTAGTTCATTGTGTCCTGCTGAGTGATGTAACGCCAGTTGGTCTCATCGTTAGAAGCCGACCGGGCACCATACACACGGATTGAGTTATTTACCTTGCGGATAGCGTTGATTCTGGCCTTATCGAGAGTTTCAGCAGTGGTAGGAGTAACGTCCTGATAAAGATCAGAAATGCCTACCGCTGAAGAAATCACACCGGCACCGGCACGCCACGGACCGCCCGCCGCATCAACCGCTTTAGCTCTAGCAGCCGCAGCGTAACTTTCCGGAGAAATGTTGATCGTGGAAGTCGTAACAGTTGACTCACCCGTCGCAAGCTCAGCAGAGTTAGGTGAAGTAACCTTAATGTGTGGCCAGTAGAAAGCCATGCACTTAGCGTTTGCGTCAGAGTAGTACGATGAAACGCTGGTCTTAGCCGTAGCTGACGAATCACCCAGGGTGAAAGCACAAAGGGCAATACGGTTGTTGTTAGCAGCGTGGGTACGCAAAGCGTCCCAAACCGCAGTACCAGTGTAACCCGGAGCTGCAACAGCGCCACTCTTAAGGTTCACGCTGAAGCACGTTGACACATCCGGATCGGAATCGAATGTACCATCAAGCGCATCCACGATGTGATCCGCTGTGACTGCCGTACCATCTGACCCTCCAGAAAGGTTCGTGTCAGCAAGCGAATCTGGGTCATTCGATGAAGTTGCGTCGTCAGCAGCAACGATCAGATGACTGACCGTTGAAGAGTTGACGAACGAAACAGCATCATCAACATCCACAAGATCACGACTAGACAGAAGAAGTGTGCTATCTAGCGAAATCTTAAGCCGGAAATAACCGGAAAGAATGTTGCTGTCATCGCTGTTGTTCTCAACAGCGACAGAAAGGTTGTTGCCCCAAGCGCCCTTGTTCTTTGACGTAAGCGTCATAGTAGCAGAACCGCTTGAATCGTTCAACGTAATCGAAGAAGTCGCCGCATCGTCCGCATCATAGTTGATCGCACGGAACACATAGCAACGAGAACCGCCCTCATCAAAGAAGGTCTTCACGTGGGAATACATATTCCCTGACTGGTAGTTACCATAGTAGGTCGTGTAGTCGCTGAAGCTGCGAAGGAGCGTAGGCTCAGTCGTTGATCCACGCTCAGCAGTGCCAACCATAAACACCTGTCCAGCCACATTGTTAGTAGTGCCCACAGGACCAGTACGCACTGCAGTGGTGACATTAACTCCCGGCATAATTGCCTCCATATTATTGTAGTTACAATACTAGTATTGAACATGCCCTGCGGGGATACGCAAAGCGTACGCTCTATCAAATTTTATTTTACCATGCGAGAAGTAAAGTCGAGTGTAACTAACGTGACTACGGTCAAGAATCAGATTGTTTGTTTAACTTTTCACGTTCTTCTTCGATAACAGCATCCCAATCAACAGTTCCCTTGTCGTTTAAGGGAAGACTTGTGCGTTTCACAACCTCCGCATAACGGCTCAAAACCTGTTTCCGGTACTCAAGCACATCTTCACGAGTAGGGGCTACTGTGAGAGAATAGTCTCTTAGTTCTTCAAGTTCTTCTTCTGTACTCATATCGTTAGTCTAACTCATCTAAGGTCGCAGCGGGGTCGCTGAGTAAAGAATTCTTTTTGCGAGACTTACCGTCGTCCCAAAAATCTTGACCAGTGCGTGCTTTACGGGTGTGCCGCAACCAATAATCACTTTGTTCCCTTATCTTAGGGTCTCTTAACAGCTCTCGCCACGTTTTAGCTGATGATCTCATCTTTTATTCCTTTCAAGAAAATCTAGGCCACAAGCCCGTACTTAAATAAGCAAACACTGCTGCTTCCTTAATGTTGAAATTATAGCCGCCTTCAGGACGCTCCGATCTCCACGGCTTCAAAAGATCATTTGATAACCAGTTAACAGGTCTAGAGCTACCTAACACAACAATCTCAGATTCTTCACCCTGACCTAAAGAACCAGTAGTAATACGAGGATTATCAAGATATCCGATACCCATAATAAGTTGAGCAGGAACCACATCATGCTGAAGAACGTGGGTAGGCTCACCCAGTTCACCAACCTCTGCCATCTGTTCTATCCTATCGTCAGCAGTACCATACTTATTGCCAGCAAACCCCAAAGCAATCCCTATGTCGGTACTCCACGACTCCAAACCGCGAGTCACAGATGGTTCACGTCCACTAGGAAGCCCGTCGTCATCCCCAACAACATTCGGGATGTAAGTACCTCTAAACACACTAAGTTCAGTAATACCCGCATCTTCCAAGTATTTCTGTGTTGTGGAATACTGACCTCTAACCCAAGCATCAATAAACGGTGTCAGAAGTTCTTGAATTTCAAAAATTTCTTCTATACCGGCATCAATCTCTGAGGGTTCATGAGAAACATCAATATCAAACTCTTCTCCCAAAACTGTTTTAACACGTTCAGATAAGAAGTCCCAATGGAACACTTCACTTCGCGCTTCACCCCAATGGATTTGAATAGCTTTAGCAATCCGACTCCCCACCCATGCTTCATTCTCAGTCACTTCTTTTTCATACTCTCTCATTTGTGAAGGAGTAAAACCAGTAGTATCTCGTTGACGTGAAGTAATTAAATCATTTATTGCAGCAAAAATTTCATACGTTGCATCAGTACGTTGTTTACCAGAAAGAGAACCACCAAGCTCAAACGCTTCCTCTAGCTTTTTCTGCAACGGCAACAAATCATCCTCAGTAGACAATTCCGCCACCACCGTTTTTAATGCTTTCTGATCTTCCCTTAAATGCACACCATCCACAACATCAGCCACAGGACGAGGCTTTCCTTCATGAATATCTGGAACAGAAGAGCCAGTCAAACGATCTTTATCCCAACCCGTCAGTTTTTCAGGCCCTGGAGGAAGCCCAAAATCTGGCGCAGACGAACGAACCGTATCCAACTCATCAAGCGTGGCAGTCATATCATCCACAATCGTGGGACGAGCTTCGCTTTGAACAATTTCTACAGCTTCAGGAATAGTACGCCACTCGCCCATTCCCGAAACCTGCCAACCGCGTGCCCCGTCAACTGACGGATTCACCGTAACGACACCAACTTCATTAGGGTCAAGATCAGCGTACGCCTGATAATTAGGAGTCCAAAACAGAGGGTCGGGACGGTTCGGAACATTGTACTGCCGCCAATACGAATATTCTCTATAGAAATCTCCACGCTCTTCCATCGTAGACGGCGTAGCTGATAAAAGTCTCTTTCTCTCATTTTCTGGCATGCTCTTAGTCCAGGCAGCGATCTCCGACTTCATTCGCTCCACGGCAGCTGGCCCCGTATCGTCACGGACAGCTTCACGCATTTCATGAATACCACGAACGATCGAATCCGCAACCAACGGGTCAGTCGTAAAGCTAATAGCGTCGGATACGCCGCCGCCCAACCCTGCAGGAACTTCACCTGATTCGTCGCTTAACTGGGCACGAGTTTTAAACCCTCCATCTTGCAAACCACTCAAACCTGTAGTTACATGTAACAATCCTTGTGGAAGGTTTTCCCACATGCCTCTCTCAGCCCTAGCGGAATAACCATACCGCTGCCACGCCTCCGACCTCTCATCATTTTCAGTACCCCAAACCTCTCTAGGGTTACCTATGTCAATCTTATTTAGTACGATAGCCCGAGTGATTTCAGCTTGCCAAGCCTTTTCGATTTCACGCCTAACTGTCATAGCCGCATCAGCGTCATCCGATGGCAGGGCATCGTAAACTGATCCAATATCAGCAAGGCCGGGTCGCTCATCTCTAGGCACGGGTAAACCATCATCAGCAATAACTTGCGTCTTAAACAACTCAGGACGCTCTCTCAATAATTCAACACCACGCTCCCATGTTACCTTCCCCTCTTCAGTATAGCCGACAGGAGGAGGCCCAGGCACCCAAAAACCGCCATCATCAGTTTCGACAACACCTCCCCCAGGAATCTCCGTAGACTCTGGAACGATATCATCAACCGACCGGGCCATAACCGAAGCCACTTCATCCTCAGCATCATCCAAATCATCAATCATTTCAGAAACAGCATCATCCCGATCAGAACGCAACTGATCAGACAAACCACGCAACTCAGCCAAACGCTCCTTCTGCCGCAAAAACTCAGGAATCTTACCCTCATACTCGGCAAACTCTTCACGCTGACGCTCCAACCCCGCAACAGGATCAAGACCATCCAACGGCACATCATTCTCATCCATATAATCCAACAAACGCCACAACACCTGACCCGTCATCTCCGAATCAGCATCAGCCGTATGCCACGAGAAATCCTCCAACCCGAAAAACTCCTGCAACTTCTTCAACGAAGCACTACCCGGACCATCCTCAACCCCAGCACGCTTAGCAATATTGCCCAAACCCATCGTGTCAAAATACGTCACCTCATCCAAATCAAACGACGGCACACCATCAGGATCATGACGCTGACGCTCCAACTCCATACGCTTCAAATCAAACGCAGCATTATGCGCCATAAACACCACATCAGAACCATCAGAATCGCCATTAGCAAAACGCATAAACTCCTGCAACACCGTAGGCATATCAGGCTGCTTCGCCAAAAACTCCGGAGACATAGGCTTACCATCAGCATCAATCAAATTCGCTTGAGACCAATCAGACAACTCATCATACTCCACATTCACATACATGGAGAAACGATCAACAATCACACCATCAACATAAACCACGCCACCCAACTGAACAATACGGTCCTCATCAACCTCATCCGGATCCATACGCCCAGCAGTCTCCGTATCAAAAACCACCACACGCTTACCCTTAAGAAGCTGCGACACCTCTCTCCACGAAGTCGCCTCAGCCAACTCATCACGCAAACCAGAACCAGCAAGATGCGGAGGAGGAGAGAACGGTGCCCACACCTTATCTACAAGAACACCATCTCTAAACAACTCAGGTTCGTCTACCTGTGCCTGAGCTAACTCGCCAAGAATTCTATTCTTCCGATCTTCCGACTCGGCATCAGAAAGCATTTGAGACGTGGCTGAAGGATCACTCGCAACCCTAGGAAGCAAGCTGCCACGCTGCTTCCCCTGATCTACATCCCTCACCACTCGACGGGCTTCGTAAGTGGAGTAGGCAGTATCTGCTTCTTGTCTACCTGCCAAAGCAGTCAAAGGAGGAAGGTCGTCTTCAGACCAGTCACGGTCCGTCAAAATAAACTTAAGCTCCTCAGGAATAATCTGCTTCGAATACTTGTCAAACATCTGAGGAAGATTGCTTTCTTCTCCGTCTGTACCTGCCGGAATTCTTCGCCTTCCTGTAACGTGAGCCGAAATTACTTCCGCTAAAACTTCCATGCTTTCAGTCCGCTCCATCCGCCTCTTGAGTAACGGATCTAAGCCGGGAGTGTTTTGTGAGACACCATACTTTATTTGAATATAATCATTAGGCGTATAACCCAAAATAGAAGATACGTAAGCATGGTCAGTGCTCCTCGTCCGTAATTCAAAATCTCTATTGTAAGTCTCAAGCCACGGCCTATTTTCACTTATCCACTGTTGGGGAGCTTGACGAATAGGTGAATCATTTCTAAAAATGTAATCACCATTTCTTTCTTGTCTGTCAAGCTCACGAAGAGCTTCTTGCCTACGACTTAACGTCTCTGTTAAAATAGTAACTCTACGAGCATTCTCAGGATCGTCTATCTGTTTCTGAATATTTTCGATCTCGCCCTCAAGACGTATCTTCTCTCTAAAGAAAGCATCTGCAGCCAACAAAGAATCAATCCGGTGAACCGCTTCATGCACAGCAACTTGGTCTAGAGGTGTTTCAGATAAGCCCACCTCCTGAAAATCATTACGCAACCTTCCAAGCGTAGCTAAACTCTTTAACCCCAAAGGAATATCTACACCATCAGGCCCATCATCAGGATTAAACCTCTTAATGGTACCGGCTTTCCGATCAATAACTAAATGCTCATCTAAGCCCAACATTTGCGGAGTGAGGACTAACACGCCAGTTGCAGAATTAAACGTACCACCAATTTTATTGTCATCAAGCAGTTCAATACGAAGTTCTGTTGGACGATACTCAGGACTTAGACCATCTGTAGACTTTCTAATTTTACGCAACAAATCTTCATTCTCTGCACCGCCAGGAATGAAACGTAAAATGCCCTGCATTTTTTTATCTTTCAGGGTTTCCTCCGTAAACACGACTTTGATATCTTGTGGCTTAGTAACTTCTTTAAGCTCAGTTTTCAACTCAGCTAAACGTTCACGAAGCTGAGAAGCTAATGGATGTTCGCCGTCAGCCTCAAGTCTCTGAATTGCAATCTCACCTGTTTCAATGTCTCTCAAAACCTGACTAATAACATCAAAATTCTGATACTGTCCACTTAACTCACCGGCACGTTCAACTAACCGATTCTCAGGAATTATCCCCAAAGTAGAACTAAGCTCAGTAGCCTCATCAGCACGCCGTGCAGCTAAATCCGACTTTGCGCTAGCTACCGTCTGACCAATACTATCGCTACGACGCCTAAAAGCATGGCCTGTATAATATTCGTAATCTTTAAATCCGGCATTCTGTAAAAATAGCCTATCTATCAATTCGGGATTATCAGCCATGTACTGCAGCTGGTTTGCAAGACCCAAATGGGTTTCAGTGCTGCCCGTAGAAGCTGTATTCCTATCTAACCAATCAGCATGGTAACGAACCTTATCAAAATCATCAGCAGCATAAGCATTAATTAATTCTTTTATATGATGATCGTGCCAAGTCGTCACAGGCAACGCAGCGGCCATCGCTTGTAAGAACCGAACGTCATCCTCGTCAACTGTCTCGATCATGTCTGCTACAGATCGCCTCCGTCTGCGTGCTTCATCTTCTAAAAACTTTAAGCGAGAACGAAAACGGCTAATAGATTGTCTATCGCCATCACGAAGCATAGCAGCCATACTTTCACCCAAAGTAAAGTTCGCATAGCGGTAAGAAGGAGACTCCCCGCTTCGGCCCGTAGGCTTGCCGTGTAACCGCTCTTCCATGTACTGAAACAGTGTGATGCGGTTACGACGCTCCGCAATATCTATTGCAGCTGCCCGCTTAACAGGAATATTATTTAAACCCCGTAGCCGATCTTGAGACGCTTGAGTTATTAAACCACTTTCAACAGCTTCATCCGATAAAAGGTACTCAATCTTCGGACGAAAAGCGGCAAGGGCAGCGGAACCTTTATCAGTTGACACATCCACTACATCCACATCATCAACCGCATCATCAAAACGAGCCGACTCAGCCAACGACGGCCCCAAAACCCCACGAGGCAAAATGCCCTGAGACTCCAAAAGCGAAGGCGAATCATCAGCCAACGTCCCCAAAGATCCACCCAACGTAGTAGAATCAGTATCTCTAAACGACGGCGTAAAATCCCAAACAGACCCGTCAGCACGAACAAACTCTACACGACCACGATCAACCTGACCGTACTCGCTCCAAATCTCACCCGTATCAATAAAGCGCAAATACGCCCCTTTAGGGCGCTCCCAAATCGTTCCATCCTGAACAAGACCATCAAGGTCACCGTCACGAGGAAACGGCACAAAAGGTACAACACGAGGTTTCCTAGCCATACTATCTATTATAGCTCAACCGGACCTACGAAGACGGCGTGACCTCTAACGAACTTGCAGAATATGCGCCAGTACCGCCAGCATTCAAAGCAGCCACCCGGAACTTGTAACCAGTCCCGTTCGTCAAACCAGTCACCCGATAGAAACCCTCGACCGAACTTGTATCGGCAACAGCAGTAGACCACGTGTCACCATCATCAGTGCTTTGCTGAATCTTGTAACCAGTGATCTCATGAACACCACCATTCCACGTGGCCTCAAGCCAAGACAGCGTAACTTCAGTATCGCCCGCAACCGCTACAAGGTTTGTGGGGGCATTCGGAGTAGCCGCCATCTTTTCTACAGTAATCTCAGAGGACTGCATAGTGCCTAGTGCAGTGCGGGTCAGAGTTTCTTCAAGGGTCAAAGAGTAACCTATGTATGACCCTGCCAGTAGTCGCTCACCTTTAATCAAAGTTAAATCAGAGAACTGCTCTACAATAGTCCCCTCATCAATCTTTGGCGAGCACGATACGTCAGTATCGTAAGCAGAAAGCGAGGGATGATCCATCAATGCTTCACGAACAACAGTTGTCAAGTTATCTCGCTGATCGGTGACAGTCTGAGCACCCGCATCCCGAACCCAAACATAGGTACGCATATCGTACACAACCTGCAAATCCGGATCAAACCCCGCCGTATAACCAGCTCGATTAATAGAATCAGTGCTCATGACAATAGTAATAATCGTCGGCCATCTATCAAGCTGAAACGGCTCATGGCTAACATACAAACGAGGATCAGGCAACTGACTGGCGCTCAGGTTCCAATGGTTCCTGTAAGCAACCAGCCTAGAAGGCAGATCTGCTGCTAAATAATTGGTAACAAACTGTTTAGCCAAACGGCTTCCACTCATCATAATTCAAACACCTACTGTCCTAACAAATCGTTGCCTCTGTACGTCTTGCTCCAATACGGAACATTAGCACCAGCCATACCCGTCTTCTTCAACCAAGCATAGTACTTGCCTACCGAACCACCGTAAATAACTCTCTCGGCAATAGCAGAACCCAGCTTTGAAGAGAACTGACGGCCCTTCGGCTCGCCAAACTTAAACAAGAACGGTCGAGCAGGCATCTTCCTTGTACCGTATTGAATGAAACTTGCATACGGAACAACTCGACCATCAATCCCATCGCTCGTTAAATCCGTACCAAACTTCATACTATGCGACTTATACTCTCTAACCGCTCCTCGTGCATTGTCAACAGTAAGGCTGCGTCTTAAATCGCCAGTTCTAACAAGCACACCTTTATTACCATATCCCTCTTCTATTTTCCATGCAACAGTTTCAGGCGCAAGTACGGTCCATCTACCGCGACCATTATTACGAAAATCTTCCCGAATCTGACGTTTGACCTCTTTAGCTGCCCACTTAAACTGCGACTTGAAACCTTTTGCAGAACGGCGACGCATAGCATTAAAATGCTTAGTCATTTCCCGCTTGTCAACTTTGACACTAATACTAAGAGCTGGTTGCCTTCTCCGAGCCATCTTAAGCAACCCTCACACGGCGATACTTTCTAAGAGTAAACAATTCCCTATCAGAAAAACCAGTCTCCAAAGGCGCAACATTCCTCGTCGTCAAATCCTTCAAACCAACCACATCATCATGCATATTCTGCATCTCACGAGTAGCTGCACGCAACATCAAAATCTTAAACGCCTTAATGTTCGGACCATCCAACCCCGCCGTATACGTCACCTCAATACGATCATTCGCAAACGCATTAAACAAATCAATACCATAATCCCGAGTCACATAATCACGCTCCGCAACCTGAGCCGTCGCCGTAGCAGACGCAGAAGCAGGCGTAATCGAAACAGAAGACACCGAAACAACCGGACTATTATCCAAATACAACGTATACATAGGCGTATAAATAATGCCAGGAGAAGTCAACGTGGAAGCAGGATCAGTAGTGTAATTGTAATAGTACTGCTGGTTTACAACGCCCCTGCCCACATCGGGCACACGATACGTTTCCGTAAACTCTGTCTGTTCAACAGGGCGACGCAAATACGCCTCTAACTCAGACTGCAAGCCTTCAATAATAAATGCTGCGGCGTCTTCCTGAGTGTTCGTGAGCGTAATGTCCATATAGGTAGTAATATCAGAGACTGTAATAAGAGCCATTGTTACCTACTCCCTCTAGAACGGCTCGCCAGAAGGCGGTGAAGGATTTCTACGACCACGCCCAGGAGGACGTGAGGCTTTCTGACCTTCTTTGAGCTTCTGAAGAAAGGCGGCAACATTGCTTCTAGCCGCTCTAAGCTGAGCTAGTGTAGCGCCAGTCAAGTTAGCGCCCTTCACATTGTATTTCTCCCGAAAAGCTTTACGGGCATTTTTCATCTTGATGGCGTTATCAAAAATTCTCTGCTGAGTGTCTGTAAGCTTCCCATTGTCCTTTCGCTTTTGTCTCAGACCTTTAAGAATGCTATTAAGTTGCCGGTCGCTTTTACCTTCCAACATGTCGTCAGGTTTAACTTTACCGACACCTTCAAGAACTACAGCCATAACAGCCCCAATCAGAAAACAATACTGATACTATGATACCGTATCCGACAACAGCATTAATCCTAATCTGCCATTTGCTTCAAAAAGCTACCGTCCAACAGCATCAAACCAATCGTGGAATAGCCAACAATGTCCAGATAGGTGTCCTCCACCGCCTCATTCTCTGGCAGACGGCCAGAATCTAGCAGATTTTCCAAACGTGCAACCTTGTCATGGAGACGCACAATCAGACCACGGTGCCCGAACCTGAGAATGTTTTCAGAACCATAATCTCGCTGCTTATTACAGAGCGTTTGCCACACAAAATCCTTGTCTAGCGAAATATCGGCATGCTTGGTCATTGCCGCTAGCTGAAACCAAACCTCAGGATCAACCAACTCCTTATTGCCGACAAAATAAGTCTCAATCAGCGAATCAATATACTCCCGAATGTCTTCAACCGTAGTTACCTGAGACGACTCGGCCACCCACACGCTGTCAATATGTGTCAACGCATGATCTTCCCACGTCAACAAATCGTCAATTACGGTCATGACTTCGCACCCTTCGACATGCTGAGCTTAATTGAAAACAGAATCCAGAGAATAGATGAAACTAGAAAAGCGTCCGTGTAGCCGATGCCGGGGCGGAACGCCATCAAGTTAGGCCACGCAGAATTAGCAATGCTGTTCAAAAACATCAGACCCAAAGCGCCCGTGCCTGCAAGAAAAGCAAAACCGAAAATACTCTGCAAAACCGTGATAAGCACTGCCTGCTTGACTACCTGCTGAACATTCTCCTCCAACTCTGTCGAAAGCTTACCGGTGAACCGGCCCCAATCTTCAGCGCCTTGCCTATTTACCATTTTCGTATTCCTTTACTATCTGGTGAACCCGCTGACGGGACAACCTATACCGAGCACCGATCTTAGCTAACGTCTCACCGTTATAGTACTCGCTATAAATCTGACTATTTCTTTCTGCAATAAAATCCTTCGACTTCGGTCCCGGTCTGACAGGACCCCAAGTCCAAGAAGAAAGACTTTCTAACAACTGAATCCGGTTAGTAGCCAATGCGTTCTGCTTATATCTCGTCCGCATATAACTAACCCAATTGCCTAAACTGATACATTCCCCCGAGTCTAAAAACTCTACGTGATCTGTAGGCACAATAGCGTCACCATAGCGTTTCTCATATGCGCATAGGGCCTCGTAATGCTTATGCCATCGCTGTTCATGCCTCATAGTGGTATCTTAGTAAAGCCCCACCGCCATGTCAAGTAAACCCCATAAACTAACGTGGCTTATACAAGCTAGCGTTAGCTACCTCACCAGCTAAAGACTTAATAGTCTTGTACGCATCTTGACTGCCAACCCGTTCGGACCAATCCACGATGTCTTCCCCAACAAACATCTCAATAGCTTCCCAACACCTGATAAAGTTAGCTCTTTTGTTAGCAGGGATATTATCTAAAAGTTCGTCAAAATTATTAGACAGGTTGCGCTCGGGCATCAAACCAACAAAGACAGCAATCGCTGCAGGCAAAGAAAGCCGCTTCTCATCATCTATCGGAACAGTCTCCGCTAAGCCATGCTTACAACAAGCTGCAACCATAAGCAACTCATGCTGCACACCATGAAGCCTTAAATCTCTCAAAGAAAAAGCCATATGCATATCATAACGTAAAAAGCGGGGTTCAGTCAAACTGACCAAACCCCGCCCTAGACGTGCGATTGCTTTTACGGCTACCGGCACGTTAGCCGATAATCACAATCTCCTCCTTCGGGGTTAGTCAAATTTGCCGGTACACAAATACTTTAACTTCCCAAATTACGCCAGATTGCAACTTTGCATATTATAATATCCCGTTATCTACCGCACCATGTTAGGAGTTTGTCGATATCCATTGCAGGCGTCTTCTCAATGCCGCCCACAACAATATTACAAATGTGGCACAGCAGTCCACGCACCTCGCCAGTATCGTGGTATAGCATCAGAATGTACTGGTGGCGCTTACTACGCCACTAGGTCATCTCACGGGACAACTTCCCGTTGAGCATTCGGCGTCAAACTCATCGTCCGACATGATCGTGGAACCTGACAGCTTCTCACCAAGCTGTGACGTAGTGCTGAGCACATGCTCGTACTCTTCCTTAGTCAACTCGCCCATCGGGGCCTGATCGAAACCATGCTCGCTGTGCAGCAAGAACGAAACGGACTTCATCTCGCTCCAATGCTCCGCAAGGTACTCACGAATACCATCAAGTTCTTCGCTCTTGTAGTAGACAGTCACCGAAATGGCGTTGTCTGACCACACCTTCTGGAGACGACGAACAAGGTCCATCTGCTCAATCGCAGTCATGTCCTTAGCTTCGATCGTCCCGTCAGGGAACGCACACGGGAACTCTACAACAACAGTCCGGTCATCTTCTGAGCCATCAAAGTTGCGGAGAGGCTCAACGTAGAAGCCCTTCGACTTGCAGTAGTTGACAAGAACGTCGGTGGAAGCCATACGCATACGCTTCACAAAGTACTGGCTAAAGCCGGGGTGAACGCCAGGGGTTACACCCGGAAGAAGGCTCAGCGTGCCAGAAGGCTTGATCGTGGTAAGACGTACAGACTCAGGCCAGCCACGCTCTTCTGACCACTCGGCATCAAACTCACGCAGAGCGACATAGGTGTCGTCCAGCCAATCAATCTTTTCCATGGCCTGCGTCACGCCAGTGATACCTAGGCCGAGACGCATGTTTGTTGACGTGATCTTGTCTGAAGCAGGGTCAAGGTAAGACAGCGCCGCTGTCGCCTTCTGGACCTTGTACAGCAACTGAGACACGTCCTGAAGCTCTTCCGACGAGTCAATCATCGGCAAGAAAATCTCAGACAAGTTACAAGACTCACGGTTAGCCAACGGGATTTCAGCGCAAGGGTTGACGCCCACAATCGACGGATCGGGACGCTCTTCGCCCATACGCCCAAACTGGCGTGAAGCTTCGAGGTTGAAGAACCCGTACGGCTCACCATTACCCTTGTAGCCTTCCCAAATAAGCTCCGGCATGTCCTGCATCTGTTCCGGAGAAACGAAAACAGTGTTGTTTGACATGGCTCGCTCAATCGGAATATCGCCAAGGTCCCAACGCTTCGCCATCAGGTAATCTTCATCGTCTAGACGGCCAACAGCAATTTCAGCGCTGCGGCGAACGTTACCGGCGACAACGATAGAGCCAATGATGTTCATGCAGTCAAGAACCTCAACTGAAGTCATCGTGCGACCAACCGCACCGTCAAGAACGGCACAAATCTTCTCAATACCCGAAACGAGAATATCGGGACCTGAAGCAGTGCCGCCGAACGTCTTAATAGGTACACCCGCCTTGCGGATCAGGTGAGTAGCGTACGTCATCTTACGAGGATTGTCGTCGTCGCCCAAGTAGCACTCAAAGACCTTCCGGACTGCTTCGCCCCAACCCTCACGGGTATCAGGCACTATGAAATCAGAATCGTCAGCGTCATGATGCTCAACCCAAGCTGAACGAACAACACCCAGACGCTCAGGCTTATCGCAAGAGAAGCCCACACCGCCGCCAAGCATCAGCCGCTCTACGGCCCAAGAAAAATCCGTGGGCTTCTGAACATCAACAAACCAGCAGTTGACCAGACTATCGCCACCCAAACGCTTGTTGTTCGGGGTACCCATCTGCCAAAGCATTCGGCCAGCAACGGAAGCCTTCAAGTTGAACAGATAGTCATAGAGGCGGACAGCCTCATCTTCCGACAACTGCGCCCCAATATCCTGAGCGCCGTTAACGACACGCTGAATCGTTTCGTGCCATTCCTCAGTACGAACAATTGTGTCGCCCTCAAAAATAGGGCGAGCATAGGTCCGCTTGTAAACAATATAGCCTAATCCGTTAAATCCCCACGGAGGCATCTTATCAGCATATGAGGCGGCATGGTCGTCGGAAATAAAAAAGGGGTCCACAGTACGTTCTCCTTGTGGTGTAGTGATGTTCTGAAAAGAGGTGGTTTTAGTATTCTAGGGGGGTTGACGTATCTTCCGGCGTCAAGTTATCACGAGATTGGAAGAAATCAAACCTATTTGTCACAGATTATTCTGTCAGTTCAGCTAGCCGCCTAGCTAAATCTTCTCTGTTGGAGAACAACAAGAAGATGCCCGCCGCTTGAGTATTTATGGAAAGAACTCCATCTGATTCGTTATCTAAATAGATGTTAAACAAACCAACTTCTGCAAGCTTTAACAAAATTCCAATCAGTAACAAATCATCTAGAGGGATATTCTTACTAGCCTTCAAGTATTCGACTAGGAACCCTATCTTAGTGGATGTCTGCCCCATAGTCAACAAGGCTTTCAATATCTCTCCAGAAATAGTTTCCCACTCACCAAACAAAGCCAACGAAGGCCGAACAGCGGCGTATCTAAACATGGAAGAAGACCTTGCCGACAAGCACACAGCCGCATCCAACGCAGCACCATTCGACTCGTTCACAGCAAGAAATAACACCCCATTGTCCTGCAACTCTAACGCTTCCAGAGACTGACGATCATACAAACAGTCAACCAAACAAAACTCGCTCGCCACACCAATAACAGCCTCAGTTTCACCCAACGAATACATATCTTCTCTGGAATCTTTATTCGCAACAGCATGCATCAACAACAACAGATCAAACTTTTCGTTGTCAACCAGACCATTGCGGGTAACAAGATATTCCACAACATTCGTCAACCCGTACAAAAGAAACGGATCAATCGCCTCCAACAAATCAACATCATGCTGAGTCCACACAGGAAACGGAATGTCGTCGTCATCGAATATAGGCATGCCCTTATTATAACAAAGGACCCCTCAACCAAAGCCGAAAGGTAAATAAGAAAACCCCCGGCCCAAACGGACCGGGGGTTCTCAACTTATCCAACTACCCCGAAGGGACTAGGATCAGCTCGGTTCGGCGTCGAAGGTGACCTTGACGAACGCTTCCGGACGCTTGACAGCGAGGGCCAGACGCTCTTCAGCAAGCACCACGATGGCGTTGCGGACGAAGAAGTCTGAGTGCTGCTCCGAAATACGGATCGTAGCCGCCTCACGGTCGTAAAGCTGAGCGCCAGTGCCGAAAGCGCCGACAAGAGCGGTGCCTGAAGCAATAGCAGGAGTGTCGATGACGGGGATACGCCAAACACGTGACTCAGCGCCACCGGCAACTGACATCGCAAGCAGGTAGGTGCCCTGCGAGTTCTTGGTCAGCTCGATGTCTTCCCAATCTGACGGGTGGACGATGATGCCGGTCGGCTCGTAGTAGGCAAGGTATGCCAGAGTAGCCGCACGACGGAGAGCATCGGCCTTGGTGTCAGCGACAGGTGAAGTTTCACCAGCAGACCATGCGTAGGTCTGAACGTCGGTGGTGTTGAGGATACCAGTAAGGTCCTCGCCAGTACCGGCACCGTTCAGGATCTGCTCGTCCTCGTGAAGACGGAGACCGTAAAGAAGCTCGTTGTCGATGATTGAACGCAGCTGCGGCTCATCGGCAAGAACGTTACGGTGGGCAGCTTCCCAGTGAGCGATGGTACGGACCGGAGCCTGCTCACCAACGAAGGTCATCGTTGACTGAGGCTTCGCACCAAAGTTACCGCTGGAGTACTCCGGAACAACTGAAGCGTTGTTCGTGAAGCCAGTCTGGCGGAAGTACTCAACCACGGCGGCGTTAGTAGTACGTGCCGGGAACAGGTCACGGACACGGCTACGACGCTGAGCAATCGGGACAATGCCGTCACGCTCAACCGCACCGAAGGAAGCAGGATCACCCGTGGGCAGCCCTGAGTAAAGGTCCTTCTGGGAAAGTGACTTGGCCTGGAAAGGCGAAACCATGTTTACGCCAGCCTTGCCGCCCTGAAGTGACTTAAACTCGTCAGAAGCAAGGAAAGCCTCACCAACTGACTTGGCGTGGGTAGCGACTTCGCGCTCAACACCAGCAGCTACCTCAGCGGCAACTGACTTGTACTCGGCCTCTGAGGACCAAGCCGAAACGTCACGAAGTGAAGTAATGCCCTCAATGAGGCCCTTCATCTCGTTAATCTCAGCCATGTTTGACTGGAAAGCAGCCTTCTTTTCCGCATCAGCGATAACTGTGGTGCCTTCCACCTGCATCGAATCAACGATCTCCTGCTGCTCAGCCATCTTAGCTGACAGAGCAGTCTTGACCTCGTTGAGCCGACTCTCATCAAAACTCATGTTTATCTCCTTAAGGTATTTAACATGTTTTACTGTTTAATGACAGGCGACCCAACACAATGTGGTAACACCGGTCAAATATTATGCTATCATCAACGTAAAGTAAACCACGGGAACTTTTCTAAGTTTCTGCAGCTACTGTTACAAGCAATAGTCTATTGTATAGCAAAAATGAAATCCACTAGCTTACGATTTAGTTCTACGTGGATGCTTCTTAGGGAGAAGGTCATTATCGGTTGTATACTTAGGATTCGACGGTTTACCGCTAGACACGAGTTTCAAGAATGCGTTGACACGACCCATAGCCCACTGCTGACGACCCATCTTTGGGCGGTGAGTAGCCGAGAAAGCACCGGCACCTCTACGCCAAACAGCCTTAAGCATACCTAACGTCACCTTGCGTTCAGGCTTGTTACGCTTCTCCATCTTCTCATTATGCTCTTTGACCTTGTTTTTCAAGGAAGTCTCAACCGCAGCCGAAAGCTTAATCCCTCCACGGGTACTAGCCGCCGTTCCCGGCTTGTTTCGTCTAGACCCCCGGATACGTTCCGAAGGCTTCGCTGGCGTCTTAGGATCGTTTGGCCCATAACGTCTAGCTGCTTTTTGACGAGTCTTCCAATTCTCAGGAATCAACTCGGTGCGTCCTAAAGCCCTGGCACGCTTCATGATATGCTTTTTGGTAGCCTCACGATTCTTGCCCAAACCATAAGCCTGGATAGCGTTACGCAAATCCCCGACATCCCGAATCGGGAACGAACCGTCAGGTAACGCCCAACCACGCTTCGCATACTCCATCCGGCGAGCACGCGTGTAGTAACGTTTTTCTTCAATTGAGTTAAACGACTTTTCGGTACCTTCGACACGGGCAACAATATTCTTGGCCCATGTATATCCGGTATCGCCACCCCACAAAGCATGAGCAATTCTACCATTAGAAGGGAAACCTTTTTCACCCGGTCTAAACCCGTCAGCGTTTGCATCAGACTGATGTCTATCGAAAAACGCCTTCATCCTCTTTACAGTCTTGTACGGAAGATTCTTGCCATTCGCAATGTCCCTAGCACGAGCGATACCTACAGCAGTACCCCCACGTTTAAACTCTTTACGCCACGCCAATGCTCGCTTCGCTTCTTCTACCATACCCTTCGTGGGGGTAAACGAATCAGAAGCCGTAACAGATTTAGCCGAAACCAAGCCACCACCCGGCAACGTCTCAATGCCTCGTGGCCCACGCTCACGAAGTTTTTCCCACGCACGTAAATCTGTAGCAACACGACGAGTTGGTCTTTGCAACCTCAAAACCGGTGAACCGCCGATACTCAAATGGCCGTGAGCCGCATTGTAATCTTCAGGAGTCATGCACGGCGCCCAAACCCCTTGCCGGGTCTGATGCGCACCGGCACACCCCATCTTGCTTGCGGCCTGTTCTGCAGCTTCACGAGTCGGGAACTTGTTCTTCCCTTTACCCTTCGCTTTCAACTCTAAAAAGTCGTAGAAGTTTTTCTTCTTCTGTTGCCGCTTCTTCCACTCACGAAAAGCAGGGTTACCGACCCGGATCAGCTTCTTCAGATCCTTAGGTGACTCACACGGACCCCAAGCATCGTCGCCCACTTTGTGTGCTCCCGAACAACCCAAAATCTTCGACAGCTCTTTTGCCATCTCTTCTGTAGGAACTGTCTGACCTTCCAAAGGATCTTTAGCCATGTTACTATCCTTGCTCTTCGCTAGGAACAACCCCGCCACTTAATTTGATAAAATCTTGAACATACTTAGGGTCTTTCTCTTTCTCGACCTTGTTAAGTATCGCATAACTATATTCTAGTATCTCTCGCTGCGTTGCATCGTCAATATCCGCTTCTGCACCGGGCATGTTGATATTAATACCCCACCCGAAAAATACAGCCTCCATAAAGGCATCAACATCGGCAGGAATAAGCAAGCCAGTGTTAGATGAAAAGAAAAAGATGTAATCTGCCAACTCGCCGTCAGACATGGCCTCAATGCGCTGCTTTGTTAACATCGCCTTAGCGTTGAACTCATCAATAGCTGTGTACGCCTCAGAGTATTCTGACCTGTCAATCTCGGACAGCTCAGGAAAGAAGAACCTGAGGCGCTGCTCGGTGAACATGGGAGTATCAATCTCACGAAGCTTCTCTATCTCAGCAAACACACGATCAACCTTGGCTTGACTGTGCATAGTTGAATGCGCCTCAGCAGACCGAGGATCCTGCACCCGAATAATGACGAAAGCATCATCTGTCGTCTTGTAGTACGTCTCGTTCATACGTCAACTTCCTCAATTCGCCACATGGCCGCAGAACGACCAAGCATATCACTAATGCTCCTAAACTCTTTACCGTCAGCCCACCGCACCATGTCTAAGTGGAGCTGAGGGTCAGCAAACTGCATATCAATCATTTTTTCGTTCTCAAAAACCACGTATCCGTAGTTCTTGCCGTTGAAGTAGAAATTATGCCGCTTCGCCATTTGAATCACCTGTAGTTATATTAGCATCATTCGGGTTTTCAGTCTGTGCCTGAATAGTCTTCTCGAACGCATCTGCCAGAGAACTAAAACCAGCTTCTCTTAAAAATGGGATGAGATCAACATAATCTGATATCGACAAAACATCTTCTTCACCGGGGTCATCAAAATCAGGGTCACCCGGATCATCAAAATCAACATCTAGAAGCGAATCTTCAAAATTACTCATCGTTATCACTTATCCAAATCAACTAAGAAGTCGCCAGGGTCACCATCAAAGATGGCAACATCTGGGACTTTCGCTCCAGCATACACTTCCTCGTACAGATTCCACAACGTGCGCCTATACCATTCTTCAGTTTGCTCTGTTTTAGGAATCCGCTCCATGGCCTCACGAAGACCTTCCATTACTTTAGCTTTTCTACGAGCATAATCCGTAGGATAATTCCACAGGCGGCGCTGCGCTTCCCACACAATAGACTGTACCTCACGAGGATTCAATCCATATTTCTCAGCTATCCGAATAGCTGCTTCCCTGGCTGCCCAATAGTTTCCATTGAACCCGCCCGACCCCGGCTTTGGTTTAAACGAAGTCTTCATTATCTCATCGTTGGAACCAATAAGCATCAACAGAGATGCGTTAAAATGGTGCGTGTCTGCAGTCAAACTCTTGAACCTAGTATCGTTAGGATCAACAATGTTGTTATAGAAAGATCTAACTTTTGACTGCGTGCTCAAGTTATCAGTGATAAACCGCTGCACGAATTCCCCTGTACCCAAATCAGGATTCTCTTTATCTGCCTTAAGAATACGAGCAACTTTAGTCCAAGGATCATTTTCAGCATTAGCAGCATGAGAAGTAGTTCCCTTCGCTTTTTTCAAAACAAAAGAAAATGAGCCATCAGCGTTCGGAGACATTCCAACTTCTCGAATAACATCCCCATCCAAACCAAACGATTCTGAAGCTTTTAGAACTTTACCCAAAACAATATCTGGCTGATCAGAAATTCTACCCGCCATATTTCCGCCCATAGACTCGACCCACTCGGCAGCTGTCGTGGTATTAAACACAGACAGTTCTTCTGTTAAGCGATCAACACGGGCCTGTGCCGTTTTAACTGAAGCTAAATGCTTTTTCGCTCTACTCTTCTTCTGTTTTAACTCGCTTAATCTTTTTTGAGCAGCCATCAACGAGTTTGCTTTTGTGGCAGCAGCGGACGCAAACATACGCTCCGCCACATCAGCCATAGGGGGATCTTCTTTAAAAATCCTAACAGCATTAATTGCCGAAGGTACATTGCGCTCCCAGGAAGTACCAGCAGACAAAACCGCCATTGCTGCTGCAGCGGTCTCTACCCGCACGCCATGCTTATCAGCCGTATTGTTAGCCAAACGATTAGCCGCATCATACCAAACCTGCGTAAGTCTAGCATCATCAGTCAAATTGCCATCAGCATCAACCATGCTTCCACGCCGCATAGTTTCTTCAAGATTAGCCTCCATGTGACCAATCACCCAATCAAGCTTCTCCTCATCAGAAGCATCAGGACCAATTCCAGCATTCTCCATCAAATCATTTAGATGCGGATAGCCTTTAAAAATATCCGCAACAATAGACTTGCGTTCAGCATCAGTAACATCAGCAAGACGTTGAGTCTCTGCAGCAACTCTGGGAGTAGCACCCGGATTTCCTACGACAACACCCGCACGTTCTCTAGCCGCATCACCACGAAGCAAACCAACAATCTCATCCGCATCAGCCTGCCTCAAAGTAATAAGCCGATCCGTAACAGAATCCTGCTTACCACGCATCGTATCATAATCCGAAGTAGGTAAACGACCAGTATCAGCCATAAACCGTTTAACCCCAACAGAGTTACCCTGCTCCGACAACTCCGCAACCAACGAAGTAACCGACGCCGCAACCTCATCAGCACGGCCATCATCCAAACGGCGACGCAACTCAACAACAGCAGGATGATTCGACTCAGAAGCCTTTTCAAGGAAATCAGCAAGCGCCTCTTGATCTCTCAAATTCACGCCATCAACCAAAACACCCGAATGCGAAACCGGATGCAAACTCATCCCATCATCATCCGAAGAACCCATAATGTCCAAAGGACTCCGAGACGGATTAGACAAAACAAAATCCATCAAAGCCAAACGAACCACATCATCAGTATCCGCCTGTGACACACTCATCTCCGGACGCAAATCACGAGTATCCCCAACCACAACCGAATCAGGCATCTCCATCAAAACCGCAAACGAACCATTCTCCCCAACGTTACTAGCCACACGCATACGGCCCTGAGCAAAACCAAACTCCTCAGCAACACGAGAAGCCAAAATCTCTACACGGCCAGCATCTTCCAAAGCATCCTCACCATCATGATGCTTCAAACCATACACCACGCCAGTAGACGTATCCCGAAACTTCAACATACCGTCCGGAGTTGTACGATCCGCAATAACCTCAAACCGGCCACCACCATCAGCAATATCCCGAACAATCGTTTCACCTAAAAACTCGTCAGGCACCGCAGACAACGAACCGCCATCAACAACATGATAAACCGCCGACTCAACATCACCAATCGACGTATTTCCGTTCTCTCTACTAACAACCGTGGGCGCACCAGTAACCACACGCTTCGGATCAAGATCAGAACGATAATCTGGATTATACCGCTGCGCCACACCATTAGGGGTACGTGGACGAGTAGGATGAACTTCGCAGAACATCTTCTCAGCAATCTGTTCAATTATTTTGTTAGTAATAAAACTCTGTGTAGAAAAATCAGACATACTAACACCCTATCTCGTTAATGTCTGCCGAAGAAAGATCAATAACACCTTCATCAATAGTAAAATCACCAAGCTTCTGATTGCTTCTATCTGCATAACTACCCAAAGCATTAATCTCATCAACAGATGTTATTCTACTAACAGAACCTGCCGGAATGAAGTCATTGACTTCATCCATCAAAGCGAGGGCCTCAGCATTGTTAAATGATAGATAAGAGTCTTTGAACAACTTCACAACGTGGCCCTCATGCTTGCTGCCAGTCTTAGCCCGCAAAGCTTGTACGAATTCAGGATACTGCGCCCAGTCTTTAAATTTATCATCACCGAGCTGCAAATTTTGATTCAGTAGCGAGGCTACACGATCTCGCTTACTGTCGTCTCCGTCGAAAACCAGCAACGCAGTAATCTGGTAACGAGACAACGACTGGCCTTTATCTATAGCGTCTTTAGCCCCGTCATAATTCTTAACCAAATCCCTAAACGCTAAATTCAAATTTTTAATCTTATACTCTGTGTTAGAACGGACACCTTTCTTCGGCCAAACATATTTACCGTCCCAACCCACATCAAGATTATGATTTTCTTTAAAGCCCGCAGCAAACGCCATGCCCAAATATCTAGCGTTGAGCAAATCAGAAATTCCACGCTTTCTATTGTCCAGCTTTAGAATACTGCCATCAGGTAAGGGCACTGAAAAAGGAAACTCTGGATCATCTCTACTGTTTACAACCACATAGTCGTGCTGTACGCTATAACTTCCATCAGATGAGAAAGCTAAAGTACGTACCACATTACCCGTGGGGCTGACCTTCTGACGAGTTAACTCATTTCCGTCCTCATCAAATACCGTCACATACAGATCAGAAACCAAACCCAATTCATCGAATGTGGAGATATAAACACTGTCTGCATTTGACACGTTATCAATCTCAACCATTACTGGTCTATCGTCATCTGTTCTAGCATCATACGCAGCTACGATCGTACGCTTGCTACGATCTTTAGCACCCTTTGGATCAGACGCATTTAAAAGCTTCAACGCCCACTCGCCTAGCTTTCCTTCAGACTGAAGCCGATATAAAGTGTCATAAGGTGTTTCGCCCGGAAGCGAAACATCATATTCCTCTGGTGTTAGCCCCGAAAGCCCCAACGTCAGAATTCCCTGCGTGCTTGCTTTCTTCCTTTCCCGGATAGCAACCTGCCAGACAGGAACATCGTTTGGTCCAGGCAGCAAATCAGGGTCATTCACAACATAATTAATTTTTCCAGCAACATCGCCTATTGTTTTGGCACGGGCATCTCTAAATTCTGTTTTGAAAGCAATCAAAGCCGCCAAATTTTGTTCTGCGCCGTCCACCCCATACAAGTTATCAATAGACATCTGCAAAGATGCCATAGCGACCACAAACTCACGATCGCTAATACTTCTGACAAGTCTCTCAATATCTCGATCGTTATCTAAGAACTGACTATACAATCTGTCCAGATCCTCGCCCGCTCTGGACATGTTTGAGCTAACACGCTGCAGTTCAAAACCACGCTTCATATGAGAGATCGTGTCTTTCAGAACTCTTTCAGTCACTGCTTTATCTTCTGCCGAATAAGTTAATCCAGCAGCATCAGCACGCCTAAACATATCATTAATCATGGCATCAGCAACTGATTCATACATGCTCACGTTGTGTATATCCTTAACAGAACGTCCCAACATTCTCTCAAGCTCTTTTTCCATAACAACGTTCTTAGTGAAAAGATCGTACGCATCGCCTTCCGAAGCATTTAACTGAGCGTAAACACGATCAACCATACGTGCCGCATAATCTTCAACATTATCAAGATACTCGTTTTCTGAAGTAGACAAGATGAGGTAAATCAAAGCCTCTTCAGATCTTTCAGAACTTGGGCGATCCAACTGACCTAACTCTCGCCTTCTTCTATCTGCCGTTAAATTGTAAATGGTGTCATACGCCATGCTTAACATTCTACGATCCGGGCCGTATCCTTCAGTCTCAGCAATCCGCCCTAACGCATAAGACAAATACGAGTACTCTTCCAAAGAAAGACTATCCGGATCCTCACCAACTTTCGCCACATACTTCGACACCTGATTTACCATGGCATCACGGAACTGCTCCTGCGTAAGCCCCAACCTGCGATCTTCCTCATCAGTCTCGGGCATCGGTAACTGGTCAAGCAGATCAGCATAATCAACCATGCTTGCCACATCCCACAAACCGTCTTGATCGTTCAAATCTATCAAAGCTTCAATGCGTTCTTCTGCACGCTCACCTACAGACAGGGCCGTCACACCCTCTTCTGCGACTTCATCAACCGTAGTCGCTACACGTCGATTCTCTGCAATACCAACAAGACGACCAGCAAACTCATCAATATCGCTATCAAGTCGAGCAGCAGACTCCAAACCCGGCGACCGAATGCCGTAAAAATCTAGATACGCCTGACGCTGCGCCTCAACCGTGGCGATATCCTGCAACCGTGAAGCCAACGCCTCCCAAGACGGCTCATCCAACTCATCAGCCCCACTAAACTGAACACGACGCAAAGCAGCAGATAAATCATTACCGATGTTATCCAAAGCTGCACGCACATCATCAGTCAACGGAGGCATATTCACAGGAGTCAGCCTATCCAACTGATCAACAGGAGGAAGCCGCTCTGACAACTTATCAAAGTCAGCAATAACCTCATCGAAAGCAGCCTGAGTCTCAAAGACACCTTGCCTGAAACTTCCCTCTTCGATATCATCTACAATGACACCAGCCAAGCGACCTGAGCCGGGTCTGTTGCGGGCAAACTTACCACGAGCATCCTGCAAATTACCCAAGCTTAACATCGTGGAAGACCTCAAACTACGGCCACAAGTAGTGCCACGCATATTCGTTAACTGACCGCCCCCAGTAAAACCAGGGGGACAACGATAACGACTGATCGACGGATCAAAGAACGCTAATGCCGAAGCAAACCCGCCCAACGCCCGACGCAAAGGAACACCGCCAGGACGGACACGCTTAAAGTTCACCCCGCCCAAATACGCCTGATCCTTATAGGCATCTATCTTAAACGCAATATCCGCCTGATACTCTTTATAGAGTGTATCGGGTTGGACCGCCTTTGCGGTTATGAAAAAAGGGTTTACGGACTTGCCCTCCGGAACAAGCTCAAAGATCGGATCGTCCTTAGCACGACGTGGTGCAGAACGAGACAAAAACGTTTCATAAACCCACTGAGGAACCTGACGAACCGTGCCCCCCGGCCCCTGTACTTTAACTAGTTTGTTGTCGGCCTGTTCAACATTAAAGCGGCCCTGCTCATTAAGATTGCCGAACTCGACAACGAACTTACCGCCAGAATCGTCAGCAAACCCTCGCAGACCGGCAGTCGGATCCGGAAGATCAGCATCACGAGAAATGCGAGTAGGTAGAGTACGACTTAAAGACGCACGATCTGCAGGACTAAGCTCACCGCCCTCTCTACCGAAACGAACAACACCGACCTCAGGAATCGCAAAGTACACATCCCTAAAGCCCGCATTGATAGACTGAACAGCCTCAACGATTTCAGGAGAATCAAACGAAGCATCAGGATTCTTGATAATCAACGAGCCGTCCACAACATCGTCAAAGTCGCCGGTCTGATTAGCGAAGAAACTCAAACCTGCAACAGGCTCAAGAATAACACCATCTCGTTTAGAAACCCGAATGCTCCAACGATCATCATCAATAGCGTTCAGAACCGTGTTAACACCAGCGGCACGAGCAGTGACATTGACTTTCTTCGGAGTGGTCGGAATCTGGGCAGCACGAATAAAGACGCCAGGATTTCTTTGAGAGCGCAAATCGCCAATACTCGAAATAAGTTCAGCGTTTCTAGCTAACCTAGCCAGCGCCCGACCCGTACCACCGATGAGAGATCCCGGACCAACCCCCGGAATACCCAAAACCTGGGCACCACAAGTACTGAAACGACGATCAGTGAACGTACCGCCATTCTCAAACCCAGGCGGACAACGGAACCGGTTACGGGCACCACGACCCGAACGGCCCAATAAGCGACGACCAGCGCCCGCCAAACGACGGCCACGACCGCTACCTCCACCCGGAGTTAGCGCACGATAAATCCCTGAACGCACAGGACTTCTGACAACACTAACATTGCCAGGAAGAGCACTGGAGCCGACAGCCTGAGCTACCTGACCAAAGCGACTGTTAGAACCAAACAAGCCTACACGCTTAACAGAAAACTCATCATGCTCAACAGCAATTGGTGTATCCAAATACTGCCTAAAAATAGCAGCCTTCATATCAACAACATTCTGACGACCCGCAATCGGCTGAACCAAAATGCCGCCATAAGCACGAGACTCGCTCACAGCATAACGCAAAGAAGAACCAGAATACTCTGGCTGACTCAAATCAACAGACTTTGCTTTTCGAGCAGCAGAACGAACACGACGAGTCAACTTGCCACGCCGCTTCCGGTTCCCCTTACCAGCGCCACGCTTACCCTTGCCCTCATTCGGCCACTTACCAGTCAACTCGTGGTGAAGCCAAGCACAAATACGCTGCGGCTTACCACCAAACTGCGGCTTGTCCATCAAAATAACGACACACCGACGAAAGCCACCCGGCTTCTTCATGATCGGACGCCAATACTTCAGCAGATCTTCAAGATTGCCACGACGAGGACCACGGCCACGAGTTAAAGCAGTTAACTGGTCGGCGTTAGGCCCAATTTCAGGACCAACCTTAGAAAAATAAGGTCCGATTTCAGGAGTTTCAGTTTCCATCATCAGAAGCCTTTCCATCGTCCAAGGGAACGTACTCTACAAGCACATCATCCTGATAAAAGTATTTTACCGTATCTTTGTGCCAACTATCGCCTACAACAGCATTGCTGCCTACATTAAATAATGCCTCATTTGCCTGACTGATCACTTGCTCTAAGCGAGCGGGTCTCATAAGCTGCAACCCCTTCCGGATCAGGCCAAATCTTCACCATCGAGCATGTTCTGGAATTCGGCCAAAGCGTTGATAAGCTCAACGTCTTCTTCCTTCTCCGCAGGCGCATCAGCCTCCGCTTCAGGTGCCTCTGGCTCTTCCTCGTTCCAATCCGCAGGAATCATGTCTTCCTTGCCAAGCTCCTTAGCACGCTTCATGATGTGCTCCTTAGCCGCAGCCTTATCCTTGGCACGACCGTAAGCCTGGATAGCGTTATCCAGATCCGCAGCATCAGCAATTGGGAAAGAACCGTCAGGAAGAGCGTCGCCAGACTCAGCCATGGCCTCACGCTGTTCACGAGAGTACATGCGCTTGATCTCAAGCTCAGCCTCAAGAGCCTTCAGTTCATCTTCCTCGTCCATGTCGTAGTCGAAAGGATTCTCAACTTCGTACTCATCGAAGCCAAGGACCTTGCCCTCAGGAGAAACGAACACATCGTAGCTCTTCTCGTTGGTATCAACCTCAACGACGTACACGTCCTGATTAGCAAACACATCGACCAGAACGCCCATCACGTCGCCCTTGATGTCGAGATCCTCAAGAGCCTTAACGGCAGCGTCTTCGGCGTCGGCCTGAGATACAATGTCCTGCATCTCACCAGACTTGGCATCCATCTCATCTTCATCAATACGCAGCCAGCCCATCTCCTCGCCCTCGCCGGACAGGAAGACCTGAATGCACGAACCATCGGCACGCTTCACATCGACAACGAAAATGTCGTCTGCTGTTGAGTAACCAGAACCAACAATCTCTGAACCTTGATGTAGTGACTTGACCTGGGACTCAATATCTCCTAAACCGGGGAGATCTTCGGTAGGCATACACCCTCCTTGACAAAACTCGCATGGTTGATTAACTGACTTACGGCTAAATCCGCACAGGAAGTCATCTGACTTCATGCCCTCTGCGGGCATTCCTGCAGGAGCATCTTCCTGTGCCTGCTGCTGAGCAGCCTGCCGAGCTTCACGAGCAGCTTCAGCCTGTTCGGCTTCACGCTCTTTCTTGGCAGCCATTTCTTTCTTGCTCAGATCCATCCACTCATCGTGGGAAGCGCAAGGCATGAACATCTTACCTGCACGGTGCATGCCTTCGCAACCAAGAGCTTCAGCACGTTCCATCGCTTCTTCAGCAGTTTCAAATACGTCTTCAACAGCGTTCTCGTCTTCTGCCTTCCGCATAGCGTTCAGCTCAAGGGGACTGCGACGACGATAGCGTCTACCATAGCCCTTGCTGGTGCCCTCTTCGTAAACATCGACAGCCTCAAAAGCTCCCTTAGCGTCTTCGTCAAGACCATCGTAGTCTTCATCGGAAACTAGCTCACCGTCTTCCATCATTTCCTTAAACCGAGAGTCGGTCAAGAAAATTGAAGGCTTGTCACTCTTAGGCGCACGCATCATTGACATGATGACTGCGGCCTTTTCGCTCACATCATCATCTTCGTCGTCTTCGGCGTCTTCGTCGGCTTCTTCTTCGTCGGCTTCCTCGCCATCTTCGTCGGCTTCCTCGCCATCTTCGTCGGCTTCCTCGGCGTCCTCGTCATCCTCGTCATCCTCGTCCGCCTCATCAGCTTCGTCTTCGTCAGCCTCGTCCTCGTCATCTTCTGACTTGAAACGGAACATCCAACCCATAGGAGTATCACCCTTCTCGTCCATGACAAGAACCTTCTCCATGAGCAGCTGATCTTCTTCAGAAAGCTCAGCAAACTCCTCTTCAGAAATTAGCTCACCAGCATCCTGCATCTCCTTGAAACGGATATCGGTCATGAAAACAGAAGGCGCACCCTTCTCGTCCTCATGCATGCCCTTCTCTTCACCGTCCAGCATCGCCTGAATTTCTTCAAACTTCTGAAGGTCTTCGTTAAGATTTTCACTCATTATAAACTCCTAAATCCTTTATAGAGTATCTTATTGAGCACCCTCATCGGTGTCAATGGGTTCTGTAATGCTAATGCTAGGAACAAATTCCAAAGTAGCCAAAGAATCCGCTACCTTAACCATAAGTTCATCATGATCCATCTTCGTAGAGAAGTGAACATCCACGCCCTCATCTGTCTTGAAGGAGAAAACAGGCACAGCCGAAAGCGCAGACGAAACATCAAGAGCCTCATCATCAGAGCACTTAACGTGTACCACGAAACCAGAAACAGCCTTTTCGCCCTGCTCCATTGGACGAGACATCGGAGCCTCCGTCAGATAATCCTCAACGCCAGCAATAAGCTCAAGCGTGGCTTCACGTAGTGTGCCTGCACCACGAAGCTTCAACATCTCGTTGTAAGCCATCAAAAGAAGCGCCATGGGGTCTTTGAGATACTCAGGTGTCTTTGACTCCCCGTACCCATGACCCTTTTCTTCGGTACCGCAAGAACAGCCGCCAGTAGCATCCTTTGCCTCTTCGACCTCCACACCGGCCAAGTAGTTGTTGTGAACATTGATGTTAGCATTACCATCAAAACGTTTCAGTGCCTCAAGGTACTCCTCGTGCGTGTCACAAGGAAGATAGCCACCACCATGTGAGTGGGTGCCAGAACAACCAAATGTTTTCGACCATGCTAAAGCAATATCAGGAGTCGCCCAAGTACCGTGCTCGTCCTCTGCGTCACGGATACCTTCAGGCTCTTCAGCGTCCTTCTCGTCAGGGTCCTTAACCATCATCGAAGGAGGAGCCGAATCACCAACCGGCGTATACGACATCGTAGGCTTCACTCTCGTAGGCTTCCCAACCATGATGTTGCCTTCGTCCATTGAGAACGTGGCCATCCATGTCATGTCTTCGCCTGTCTCAAAGATTACCGAGTTTCCGTCAACACTGATAATTTTTACCGGCTTACGAAGAGCTTGAGAAAGCGCATTGCCAATCATTGATGACATTGCGTCGGCTCTATTTGACGGCTTACCCATTCCGTTGTCATCCATATGCATTTTTGTCACTGTGCCTTCTTCATCGTCTTTTACAGAAATAGTACCGGTTAGCTGATTAGCGCCGTGTAGTACGGGAGAAATCTCGTATAGTTCAACTTCTTTAAGCATGTTTGCTTTTTGCATAGCATCGTAATCGGCGGTTAGTGTTTTGTAACCAATCGACCACTCTTGATCATTTCCATAAAATGCAACATTTGCGAACGCCTCACGACCACGCTCAGTATTGAGGTTAAACTGAACTTTTGCGTAAAGTCCGCCAATCTTAGCATTCTTCATCTTCTCAGGCAGTCTTGGATCATTTCTAGAAACTTCGTAAATCTCCAGAACCTTACCGATGGGCTGATTCCAATCGTGGCCCCAAACAACTCGGGGCTTACGGCGCTTTAAAGATTCGTTAAAAGCCCCAGAAATAACAACATCGCCAACTGAATCGCGATTGCCAATACCTGAAACAAATGCTTCGACAATACCTTCGGCTTTATCAATGCCAATCTGGCCTGAAATGGCCTTAAAAGTGAAGTCTTCTTCCTTTTCAGATGCATTTTCCATAACGACAGAAGTCATGTCTCTCCTTAAGGTCTAAGAGCGCCCTGAGTATATGTTATCGGGGCGAGGGTTGTTACTTTAGCGTATTTATATAAACTGAAAAACGGGTAATTATATAAACTATAGTGCAGATTCGCTAGGAACTCTTGATGCAGGAGCTTCAATATTATCAGTACCCTGCACAGTGCCAGCAGGAACAAACCCGCCAACCTCAGGACTAAACTCAGCAACATCCTGACTAAACGCAGCAGACCTCTGCGCATCCAATGATTCACCAACACCTGCACCGGGAGCACCGCCGCCAGGAGCAATACTGGTCGGAACTGCACCGCCCTCAGCCGCCGCTGCTTCCTCCTGCTCAGCAGCAATCTCCTCCTGCGTTTTCTCAGTATTCGCAATCGGCGTCTGATTCGGGTTAGCCAACAACGAATCAGCAATATCGCCATCAACACGCTTACGGCTCACCGCTTGACGATACTCATTAACACTAATTAGACCTTGCTGGAACTCTGACAAATAGTGCATCGCCCGCTCCTGACTAGCTAAAACCAGCGTGGGAACATTACCGGTATCGAAATCAATGTAGTAAGTAGGATCAATCTTGTCGAACGATCGTGCAATCAAGTCCAAGTGCGGAGACATGGTTTCCATCCAGAAAACCTTCCCCTCTTCAGAAGCGTTAGCGAAAGTACGGTTAGAAGAGTTGCCGATAATCGACTCAGGTACACCAAATGCTGCCAAAATCTCTTCTTTGGTGATTGTTCGCATCTGGATATACGCAGCATCACGAGGACTGGCTGCAGTATCAACGAAATCTGCACCATCATCGGCGGAAATTACACCTACAGCGCCTGCTCTACCGATATTGCCACGGAAACGGGAACGTAACTCCTCTTTATCCTCGTCAGCGATCTCGCTGCGTAGAACAAGTAGACCGCCGGGACGACCGTCGTTAATCAAGAAGTTCCTGTTGTAGATTTTAGCCAAACTTTCGACTTCGATAGCAACCCCAGAAGCTTCCATTGGGGTCATCGACAAGTAAGGATCCAAAGGATGCGGACGGCGAATCCAGATGACATTCTCTGGACGCAACGTACGCTTCTCATGTGCACTAATCTTGACTTCAAAACCCTTCACAAACTTCTGAACATCAGGAATAGGTGACGTATTCTGAGGCGGCAAAAGGTGAAGCGCAATGGGTACACCACCTCTACCTCGTACAACCTCAACAAAAACACCACGACTACTCATGAGAAGCTGAGCAGACAAACGATACCTAAACGCAAACGCATTCTCGCCCTGGTTGGCAGTGTTATTGAAGATTTTCAACAAATCAGCGTCTTGGACAATCTCACCAAAGGGATTGTTGTCTTTGCGTAAAATCATGGGAAGGCGTGCTTGGTTTGAAGCGATCACATCAATGCTTCTAAACACCCAAGTGACCTTAGCGACGCCCTCTTTATAAGCCTTAACAATGTCCCACCCATCATGATAACCACGATTATCCGCCAAAGAAGGGCTGTACGAAACTGGGGCGCCAACAGAAATAGGAGCAGCTTTCTGCTCCTCTGGCCCTACAGCAATGTTGCGAAGTGATTTGTTAGATGTGGAATTCCATGCCATTATTCAGCCCCTAAGAGATACCCATAAATACCGCACGCAAGGCCAGCACTTGCCAAACCCCACCCTAAACTTAGTATACTAAGACCAAGCCCAATTAGAATCACAGAAAAACACATAAGTAG